GTACTCGTGGTTGAGCCAAATGGTCATGTTCTGCTTTGCGGTTGCCTCCATGCTCTTTAAAGCAGATAGGGTCATCTCATCTCCGTGGAGGTCCCTAATCGTGGAAGAAGTGGTGCCGGTTACAAAACGGTCGCCGTTATCAGCTTCGTAAGCCTTTAACGCATTTGTATAGATCTTGAAATCAGACATGATTCCCCCTCTAAGGCCGACACAACTTGGCCAGCCGGTAGATAATACACATGCTTTATCCTGTAACACAACGCGCTACAAATCTATACCTTTAGTATCTGCACGCAGTTGTGTGTCTAGTGTCATACCATGCTGGAAACATGATAACATAGCCCCCATGGAAAAATGCATACTTTGCCAGCAGATACGCGAGTCCGGTTCTGAGGTGCAGGATCTGGCATCGGCACTGCTCCGCTTGCAGAGAACGATCCAGCCAATCCTGGAGAGCTACGACCGGCAGCGCAAAGCCCACCATCGATGCGCCCTGTGCACCATCTTGGTTGGAGACTCCCACACGGAAAACACGCTGGTCCTTGAACCTATGGTTCCACGGGCTAAGGGGCAAAAGCGTTACGCGGTTTGTCCAAATTGCCACAAGCACTTAAAGTCACTGCGCATGAGTGTTCCTCAGGCAAGAAAATACCATCAAAGGCTTGACGAGATATTGCAAAAGGAAGAAGAGCTAGAAGAGGCAAGCCTGCCAACCCTGGAGGAAGCCGAGGCGGAGGCCAGAGCCTGGGCACTGGAGTCCTTGACAGAAGATGAATCCTGACATTCAATCAACCGTAGAGGTTGAGTTTGTTGATATTACCTGCGTAGTTCCTGTATGGTGGAGCCCATACATGTCGCAGTACACGGTAACGTATCGCAACGGGAGAAGAGTGGTATCCTGTACAAGAGCAGAGATGCAGGACCACGTAAACAAGCAAATGACGGATTCAATCTTTCGCAGGGCACTGCGGGGCGGGATTCGAGGGAGAGGCTAAATGGCAGATGACAGGTCGCTAATTGACCGAATACTGAATCGAAACCCCACAAGCGTAAAGGCTGGCGGAACAGCAATTGTTCCTGATTACGACATTGGGCCATACGCCCGTGGCGTCGGCACCGTGCAGATGACCCGCAGGAGCGTTCTTCAGCTCCGCAAGTGGTCTCGCAGCAACCCGTGGATTCGCTCGGCGATCAACCTTCGTCGCCAGCAGGTCAGCCGCGCCAAGTGGGACATTGTTACCTACGACGGAGAAGAGCGCGGCACAGTTCGAAAGATTAACCAGGTAAAGGATCTCTTGCGCTCACCAAACCGCCGAATGGATTCTTGGCGTTCATTAATTGAGCCAGTTGTTGAGGATATCCTTGTTCTTGACCAGGGTTGCATTGAAGTAATTCCAACTCGCGGCGGAGCAATTGGGCTAGAAAGCGCAAAGCCCGTAGCAGAGCTTATTGCCAGGAATGGCGGCAACATTGCGTTCAACAACGAGTGGGACGGAGAAGACGACGCTGACGCGCGCTATTTTGAGGTTGATGAAACTGGCCGACAGGTTCGAAAGTTTAAGAACCACGAGCTTTTGGTCATCATTGCAAACCCAGTTACCTATTCCCCAATTGGGCTTTCGCCGCTTGAAGTTTTGGCAGACACCATTGAGGCCGACCTTACGGCTGCCGCCTACAACGCAAAGGCCGTTTCGCAGGCAGCCCCTCCAGGGGTTCTGCATCTTGGCGAAGGAATTCGCGCAGACCAGGTTGATTCGTTTAAGGCGTACTGGGACACCGAGATTTCCGGACGCAGCCAGATTGCCATTACAGGCGGCGGCAAGGGCGTTCAGTGGATTCCCCTTGCGTCCACCAACCGCGACATGCAGTTCATGGAGTGGCAGGTCTACCTTGCCCGAAAGATCTGCGCGGTCTTTGGCGTTCAGCCACAGGACATCGGCATTACCATGGACGTTAACCGAGCAAGCGCCGAGGTTGGCGCGGCATTTACTGCCGACAACGGCATCGCCCCGCTGCTTGATCTTATCGCTGAGTACATGACCCGTGAAATTATCTGGCGCTACGACAAGAATCTTCGTTTTGTGTACACGGAAGTTGGCCGAGAGAGCCAAAGCGCCATGTCTAGCTACTACAAGGCTGCACTCTCAGGAATGCCTTGGCTAAAGCTTAACGAAGCCCTGCAGGAGCGCGGTCACGAAAGCATTGGCGAAATGGGGGACGACATTTTTGTTCCTTCGCCCAAGGGCTATATCCCGCTTTCGCGCTATACGGAATACCTCGACAGTGCGCTTGGGAAGACAGAAGACCCAAACAGCCCAAATGAACCAGACGGCGACGACGCACCACCATCACAGGGCGGCCCAGACAATCCGGGCGAAGAGCCCAATCAGGGCGAAACCATGAACCCGCAACAGCAAACCAGCAAGGCGCTTCTTGGCTTAATGATTGGCATTGAGGCCCTATACGACGAAGACTGGGAGATTCGACCGAAGGTGGCTGAGGCTATTGCCGAAGCCAAGGATTCCGGTCGGCGCATTGCTATCGTTGTTGGCTTTAAGAACGACAAGGAAGAGATTGCCGAGTGGCTTAGCGAGGACAACATTCCTTATGACGATTTGATTATTAATACGTGGCCAGAAGGCACAGAAAACCGATTCCGCCTGTATGCCGCAAGCAAGCTAATGCGAGATGGCGAGCTGGAAATCATTGAGAAGACCGACGAACTGGCTGAGGAGTACAGGAAGATTGGCGCATCGTTTGTTGCGGTAAACATTTCTAACGACCCAATTGAAGCCCAGAAGGAAGGCGCGAGCACAGTCGCCCCAGCTGGAGCCAAGGCAGAAGCTCGCAAGGGATTGAAGTGGCGAGAAGAGTTTGGTCGTGGCGGAATTGGCCCAGGCCAAGCTACCGCGCGAATGATTATTGGCAACCGACTGACTATTGCCCGAATCCGCAAGATGAGCGCCTACTTTGCTCGTCACGAAGTTGACAAGAAGGGCAAGGGCTGGGCTCCTGGCTCCGAAGGATTCCCAAGCAACGGGCGAATCGCTTGGGCGCTATGGGGTGGAGACCCTGGGAGGACGTGGTCGGCAAAGGTATCTCGCCAAAGCAAGGAAAAGAAGTAGCGTGCAGCCACTCTCATTTTCCGACCAGCTTTGGGTCACGGGCGTAGCGAGAAACGTCGGACCGCACCTTGATGCAGTTTTGGCAAACTTTGATCGCCTATCCGAGATGTACCCAGACATTCATTTTAGCCTTTTTGAAAATGACTCTGACGATGACACGCGATCCAAGCTGGAAAGTTGGGTTGCCGAAAAGTACAATGCGCACCTGAACATTCAAGACGGCCTAAGCGAGCGGATTAAGGACAGGGTTGACCGCATTGCCTACGCTCGCAACGTTGCACTTTCTGCCGTAAACTTTTATAAGGCAAAAATGATTCTTAACGTAGACATGGATGAGGTTTTTACTAGGCCCCTAGAAACAAAATCGTTTGTTTCGGCTATGAATACCTTAACGGAGTGCGACGTTGTTACGGCAAACGGCCATGGTGGTTATTACGACATTTACGCACTGCGTATTCCCGAAATCCTGGAGTACGACTGCTGGGATCTTTATTACTGGCTCGTCCGAGAGCAAGGGTGGGAAAAAGAGAAGGCCATATATCATGCAATTGAAAAATGGAAAGATTTTATGCCCACTGTTGAAAAGCCAATGGAGGTATGGTCGGCGTTTAACGCTGCCGCCTTGTACCGAGCCGATGCGTTTGAGGGCTTTGTGAAATACAACACACAAGACCTATTGGGACAGAAGGTTTGCGAGCACGTTGGCATGCACGAACGGATGCGGGTAAACGGCAAGCGCATTGTCTTTGACCCAAACTTCCGCGTATGAGCGATAAGTTTTATCACCCAGCAACATGCTTTTGCCTGCCTTGCCGCGCTCTTCGCCAAGAAGGCGTAGCCAAGCCCGCCAAGAAGGCGGTTCCGGAAGAGGAGCCAGCCAAGAAGCCTAAGAAGAAGAAACGTGGCGCATAAAGACCCCGTCACCCCAGACGTGTATGCGGCCGTTATGTTGCGGGACGAGCGATCCTGCATTGGCCCAGGCATTGGCATGGCTGGAGAGTGCGGTAGCCAGTGGGGGCCGGGAAGGCCTGTTGTCCTAGAGATTGACCATGTGAACAACGCTGGGTTTGGCAAGCGTGGGCCTTCCGTAGAAGAAAATCTTGTGGTATTATGCGGCTACCACCATCGCATCAAGACCGAGACAAGTCGGGTCTGGCGAGCGGCAATTAACGAATACCTACGGGGGCACTATGAATAATTTTGGACGATGGGACGGCAACAAGAGCATGTTTGGCAGGCTTGTGTGCGACATGCCTGAGTGCCTAAATAGGACTGCCGGATCTACGCACAAGACTGCATATTTCAAAGACCTTGGCCCCGTAGTTGAGGTTGGCTCTTCTCGAAAACACATCCGCTGCCTGGTTGCCAAGACCGAAAACGAGGTCGTTACCAAGGCTATCACAGAATCGGTTGACCAAGCCGAATAGGTGTGATACTATCCTTGCAGATAGCACTTTGCTATCAGTATTGGAGGCTTTATGCAGTACGAAGATGCATACATTCAGGGCGCCAGCGCCCTGGCGGAAATTCTCCCAGCTGAGCTCCCGGCTGACCCTGCAACACGGATTGCCGTCCTGCAAGACGCAATTCCTAAAGCCCAGGAAGTCCTTGGCAACAAGGGGCATTGGGAGCACGAAGATTGGCTATCGGCCTGCGAGGGAATCTCCCACGTGGCGGTTCGGTGGCTGGAGGATGGAGTAGTGGCAAAGGTGAATGCAGATGAGTAAGCAGAGCGGAGACGACTTTAAGCAGATCCGCCTTGCGCAAAAGCGGGAGACCGCAAAGGTATGGGAAATTATTCGAGAGTCTGGGATTAAGCGGCGCTGGATTGCAAAGCATCTCGGAGTGTCGTATGGTTACCTCAACCAGGTGCAGTATGGTCACGCTCCAATGAGTGGGGCAATGCGCCAGCGCCTGAGTGAGTATTTAGGAATTCCCGAGAGCGAACTGTTCTCGGATCTGAAGGAGGAAAGTTAAGTGGCGTTTGATAAGAGTGCGCTAAAGGATTACGTTGATGTCGCAGAGCGGATTCGCGCGTGGTATGAAGCCTACCCAAACGGTCGCATTGAGACTGCCGTGCTG